GCAACCGCTGGTTAAGGTGATGAGACACAGGTGGTGCTGCTGCGAAAGCAGAATCGATTTACCAATCGGGTCTCAGGCAAGAATGTATTTACTCTGTAGTAATGCCCATTCTTTGTTGGTACACAGGAACCCAACCTCCCTCCTAAATAATAAAGTAGACAATAAATATGCAACGCAACCCCAGAGCCAACCGCCATGTTAAAGTCTTGGAAAAATTAATCGCTCAAGAACATCTTTACACTGACGAGCAATTAAAAGAAATGAAACAAGCACTTCGTGTCGTAAAGAAAGAAATGAATATTCTAAATACTAAACTTAAAAGAGGTTTTGGTTCATGACCATAAAACTAATAAGTGTTTCTCCCGATGCGGAGAAAACAATGGCACATATTGCCAGAGTATCTAATCCGAATAATCAAGATAATCCAAATTACTCAGGATTACTAAGATATTGTATTAAGCATAATCATTGGTCTGTTTTTGAACAGTCATCAATGACTCTGGAGATAGAAACTACAAGAGCAATCGCAGCACAAATATTAAGGCATCGTTCTTTTACATTTCAAGAGTTTTCACAGAGATATGCACAAAGTAATGAATTAGGTAATATTCAATTACCAGATTTGAGAAGACAAGATAAGAAGAATCGTCAAAATAGCATTGATGATTTAGATCCTTTTGTTCAGCAAAAATTAGAAGCACAAATGATAACTCTTTTCAGTTCTGCTCAGTCATTGTATAATCAGATGATTGAAGAAGGAGTTGCGAAAGAGTGTGCTAGAATGGTATTACCACTGTGTACACCAACAAGAATCTATATGACTGGTTCTTGCAGATCATGGATACATTACATTGATCTGAGGACTGCACACGGTACTCAGAAGGAACATATGGACATTGCGGAAGCATGTCGATCTGTCTTTATTGAGCAGTTTCCTATAGTATCAGAAGCCCTTCAATGGGTCTAAATAACTACATCTAAAATCAAATTATGGCGACCTATCCAGTTGTTCACACAGAAACAGGTGAGCAAAAAGAAGTATCAATGAGTGTTCACGATTGGGATCAGTGGTGTGCTGATAATCCTAATTGGTCAAGAGATTATTCTGATCCATCTACAATGCCCGGAGTTGGTGAAGTTGGAGAGTGGAAAGATAAACTGAGAAAGAAAAATCCGGGTTGGAATGATGTATTAGCAAAAGCAGCGAAGAGTCATGGAAATAGAAAAGATCCTCGTTTAGTACAAAAACTATAATGCCTAGAAAAAAGAGAACTTCCGATCAACCGATTGGTGTTGGTTTGACCGCGAAGCAGTTTAAAAGAAAGAAACCAGTAAATGCAGATTATCTAATTGATGTAGAACCGTTAACAGATAATCAGAAAAAATTATTTGAAGCATATAAACATAAACAGATTGTTGCCTATGGTGCTGCAGGAACTGGAAAGACCTTTATAACCCTCTACAATGCGTTAGTTGATGTTTTAGATGAAACTACACCATATGAGAGAATCTATCTTGTGAGGTCTCTTGTTGCATGTAGAGAGATTGGATTTCTTCCCGGAGATCATGAAGATAAAGCAGATATATATCAAATACCATACAAAAATATGGTAAAATATATGTTCCAGATGCCATCAGATGCAGACTTTGAAATGCTCTATGGTAATCTCAAGGCTCAGGAAACAATTAAGTTCTGGAGTACCTCATTTTTGAGGGGAACAACACTTGATAATTGTATTGTTATAGTTGATGAATTTCAAAACTTGAATTTTCATGAATTAGATAGTATAATAACAAGAGTTGGTGAAAACAGTAAAATTTGCTTCTGTGGTGACGCATCTCAGACCGATTTACAAAAGACCAATGAAAAAAACGGAATCATGGATTTCCTAAAGATAGTTCGCACAATGCCATCATTCGATATTATTGAATTTGGTCTTGATGACATAGTTCGATCCGGACTTGTTAAGGAATATCTTGTCGCAAAAACGCAGTTAGGTATGTAATGTTTAATCATGTAGAACTTGATCTTCCAAAACTTTCGAGAGAAACAATTGATGGAGTTCGTTATTATTCTGTACCTGATGAGGAGGAACTACTTAAGTTAGTTTCAATCACATCAGTTACAAGTCATTTTAACAAAGAGATCTTTGTTAATTGGCGAAAAAGAGTTGGTAACGAAAAAGCAGATCGCATCACAAAGGCTGCAACAACTCGCGGTACAGACTATCATACACTTACAGAGTATTATCTGAAGAATGATAATTTACCAGAAGTGAAACCTATCTCTGAGTTCTTATTCAAGATCTCTAAATCCACACTTGGTAAGATAGATAATATTCACTCATTAGAAGGTTCACTTTATAGCAAACAATTAGGTATTGCAGGAACTGTTGACTGTATCGCAGAGTATAACGGAGAGTTATCCATAATTGACTTTAAAACATCAGCAAAACCAAAACCAAGAGACTGGATCGAACATTATTTTGTTCAGGCAATGGCATATGGTTGTATGCTTTATGAACTGACGGGAATATCAATTAAAAAATTAGTAATCATTATGTCATGTGAAAACGGAGAATGCATCGTCTATGAAGAATACGACAAAGCAAAGTACATCAAACTACTCGGAGAATATATTAGTAAGTTTGTTCAAGATAAACTGGAGCTCTATGGAACCCAATAAAGAACTTGAGAAGGCAATTGAGAAAAAGTTTCTGACACCTCAGAAGTTTGCTATCGAAATCGAAAAAATAGTTGCGGAAGAAAAAATCAATTACATTGATGCAATCTGCCACTATTGCGAAAGTAACAGTCTTGAGATAGAATCAGTAACGAAACTCATTTCCAAATCACTCAAGGAAAGACTGAAGTGGGACGCAACTCGTCTCAACTACATGAAAAAGACAACTCGTGCTAGACTACCTTTATAATGAAAGTATCTCAATCTGAATTAATTCATCATCGATTACAAGCAATGCTCCGAGAGCATTCCTTTAGTGATCTCAAATATCTTGGTATAAGACCCGATAGTATCGGTGTTGACCAACATTGGTATATGATAGGTGACAATGAAGTCCCTGTCGATGCAATTACAGAATTAGAAAGTGAAGAGACTGACGATGAAAGTGACACCATTTGAAACCTACCAGACATATCTTTCAATTAAAAATCATTTTTCCAGTTCAAAGTATGATTACTTTAAGTATGGAGGAAGATCAAGAGCAAAGGTAACTGCCTTTAATAAAAGGAAAGATAAGTATTGGTTTGAAAAGACATCAAGAAAATATGCTGACAATAACATTGTTGATTTTCTTGTGTCTAACTTTGTGACCGCAAATAATCCATCAAGTTTATGGATTGGTGAAATTATTAATTCTGGTGAGAGAACTTACTCAGAATGGTCACGCAAACAACAAAGTTTGAGTTACATATTCAAAGAACAGATCACGCAACTGTTTGAAGAATATACTCTTGATGAGTTATTTGATTGTACAAATGGTCATCCTCCAATACTCAAAGAGTACTTGGGTGATCATATCGATCTCGAAACAGTTGTAATACTTGAAAAGGTATTTGAATTCTGTAGTCAATTTGACAGAAAACTTAATGACCCTGTGTGGGAAACCGTAAGTATGAAGATTAGAAAGTATTCCCCTTTCATAAATATAGATGTGTTACAATATAAAAAAGTCCTAAGAGAAGTAGTAAATGGGTAAGTTTTTTGAGTCTGAATTAGTTCGAGAAGAACTTGAAGAAATCGGTAAACTCCAACAGGAGATTTACGGAAATGTCATTAGCTTTCCTACTATGTCTCGTCAAGAACAATTGGAACATGTTGATAAATTGACTGAATTGCTTGACAAACAAAAAATAATGTATGCAAGATTATCACTATCAGATGATCCTGAGGCCATTGAACTATTGGGTTCAATGAAATCATCATTTCATATGATGGGTTTTCCTGCAGATATGAATGTTAATCTTTTCTTCGATGAAGCGAAAAAAACAATAGAGACTCTAAGAGTGTCTATTGACAAATAGTATGAATCTGTTATACTAGTAAAGTAAATCTACCAAAATCCAATTAAATCCGAGGTAATCCAATGTCGTTTGCTAATCTAAAAAAGCAATCTAAATTAGGTTCTTTAACTGCAAAGTTAGTTAAAGAAGT